GAATCGGGCCAATAACCTGAACGTCGCCTTGGCAGGTTTCAAGCGTGTATTGCGGGAACATTGGCCGGAGGACCTGCTCAAGTTCCGCATCGGACATTGCAAATTTGGAGCGGTCGAACACCATGCGAACGACGCTATCTTGGACCTCCAACCGGGCGGCCCCGGCGGGGACAAACTCCATGAGGTTGAACCGGGTTAGGCTCTCCTCCAAGGATTGGACCCGCACGGAAAGGTTATCCGCATCGCCCTCGAATTGAAGGTTGCTCTTGTGCATGCGGGCCTGTTTCCAAGTGCCGGAGGCCGTCTTGTAATAGACGCCCAACCATTCGGCCTCGGTCAGTTCCTTTACATCGTCCACAACCTCGGAGGCGGGCAGAGAATACTTGGTTGCCCGGTAATGGTTCAACGCGCTTTGTGCGGCGGATAGGCGGTTGTCAACCGTCGCTGCAACCCGGCCCGCATCCGACTTCTTGACGGTGCCATAATCCCACAACTCCCGCACTTGGCGAAGGGCCGTCAAGCTCACCACCGGCAGGGTGATAACCAAACCGGGGGGCAAGACGGCGGGATAGCGGGACAGGAATGTGTTGCGCCTATAAACGGCCTCGGCGGTCCCTTGCGTTGATCCATAAAAGTCCCAGCACACCCTATCTATGACATCCCGTTCGCTGGTAAGATACTGCTTCTCAGTTTGGGCAATAATGGTCATTTTTGTAGGTAGGCAATTGCTTTAGTTAAAAGCAGAGTATTATCCCGAAAGTGTCCGATGGCAATGTTGCAAGAGTGACACAAAATGCCGCGCACCTTTTCTGTGATGTGGTCATGGTCTACCACCATTTTAGGGGCCACTTGGGAGCAAATAGCACACCCACCACCTTGAGAAGCCAGTAGCCAGTTGAACTGGTCTAAGGTAATTTCATAACGGGAATGTAGGCGTGTGCTTTTCCTACGTTCTGGGTGCTCCTTATTCCACTTGATGCTCCTTGCGGTGACTAGCGCGGGATTATCTTTTTGCCATGCAGACACCCTTGCCTTGCTACACTCACGGCACTCCCCGGAGAGCCCATCAAACTTCGCCCTATTTTTGCAGAACGAAGTTCGAGGCTTCCATACTTTACAGCAAGTGCATTTCTTGGAGCGGTCCACAACATCCCGTTCGGATGTGAGATATTGCTTTTCGGTTTGCGCTATTTGCTGGGCCATGGTGGTGCAACTTGTTGCAGTTTAGTGGATGATTGCCCGGAGTTGGCGGGCAAGGGGGCGGAATTTTGCACTCCCGGAAAGGGAGATAACAATGCGGGTTTCCCGGTCGAGTCCCACACCCCGAAGGTTAGGGGCAGCAACCCCGCCAAGCCACTTCTCCTCATACCAGCCATCCCCAACGGGAACGCGAGTATCAAGGGTAAGGGCAAGGACATCGTATTGGTAAACCCCGTCAACAATTACATCAGCCCCCTCGGTAACCCGCTGCACCTCAACCTTTGGGATGATAGTGCTTGTGCCCGGCTTATAAACTTGGAAGGTCAAGGCAATATGGAAGGCGGTGGATGCCTTGATTGCCCGAGTGATATACTCCGCAGAATTGTTGGCATTGCCGACAATCAGTTGGGTCCCCGGATAAACAATAGGGGACATCTTCTCAGACCCCTCCAATTCCGCCCGGACAACCACTTGGCTGGCAATGCGGTCGGGCAACTGCACCGGGGTCAACTCGGCGGCCTGATACATCTGGTTCGTTGCCGAATCCGTCATGGTGAATGTTGCTTCGGTGTCCCCGGAGGTGCGACGAACAATGGATTGGATTTGGAGGTCGGTGGCCCCGGCGGAACAATCCACGCTGCCTAGCTGAACCGTTTTATTGACCGGGCCAAACTTGCAAGCCAGCAACCGGAAAGCCATGTCGGCTTCATTCATGGGTGTCCAAGTGCTTGCGTTGCTGGACGCCAACAGCGCACCAATCTGGTAAGGCTGGGCGGTCATCCACCCCTCATGGTCACCGTCACCCGCTTGGACGTAACCGCCGAGCTTGGCAATAGCGAGGGAGTGGTTGCCATCATCCGTAAGGACAACGATGGCATACTCCTTGTTCATATCCACCGGGATAGGCAGGGGGAAGTTTGCGCGGGTCCACACGTTGGCAACCGCCGTGGCCATATCAATGACGGCCTCCCCTAGAATGGTTTGATTGGGGATGCCAACCTCAGTCTCCCGCAGTTGGATAAACACGGGTTTGGCCCTATCCCCAAAGGTTGTGAACTTAATATCCACGGCACCAATCATGCGGGCCTCGGGGAGCGTAAATGTTTGGGCCAATGGGTCCCAACGCCGAACCACGGTGGTTTGGACAAGTTGGGAAAAGTTGGTGACAAGAGTGCCCTGCGCGGTATAGACGCCAAAGCCCACAGTCCCCCCGGAGCCTTGAAAGAACACCTGCTTGACCCCCGAGGGAACTTTGGCAGGGATATTGAATGAGCCGGTAATACTGCCGCTTTGGTTTGCTTGGAGTGACATATCTGTGGGTGATGTTATGGGGTTACGATAACCCCGTCAAAGGTAACTTTAATGAGTGTCTCGCCCGGCCCAAACCCTTCGATCTGGAACGCAACGGGGCGCTGGCGAATGAACTGCTCGGCCACGGAATTGGAGTAGGTGTTGTAATCACTCTGGACGGAGACAGATTGCATGCCCCAAGTATTCCCCAACTGGACAAAGCGACCATCGGGGCGGCTGCCCGAGTGAGCAAAGGCACCGACGAGCATGCTTGATGTGATGGGTGAGAGGCTCACGTATGCTTGGTCGGTCCAAACATCCAAGGCGGGGGTCAATGTGATACGGGCCGGGATGGGCTCAAATGCTTGGTAGGGATTGATCTTCATCCCCGCCGTCTTGTTGGGCTGCTGCACCGCGATTTCCAAAGTGAAGTCAAGGGTTTGGGCCACCGAGGTCATTGCAACATTGCTGGGCGATTCCGCCGTTACCGGGATAGGCAGCATCAATTGACCGTTCACAATTGCCGCCGATTGGGTGCGCCCATCATCCCGGAGTTCATCCCCAAGGAAGGGGTCCACAAAAACATCCAGCTTGCTTGTTGGGTCCGATTCACTGGCCTGATGCCGGAGCATCTCTTGCGCCATGAGGTCGTAGAGGTTGTTGATGTTTTGGCGCATCGTTTCGATCTCGTTCATCGGGATAGCCCGGATGGAAACGTTGCGGACAATGGGGTTGTTTACCCAATCGTGGGTGACCGTTGCAAGCGCAATCTGGTTGCCCGCCGGGATAGGCGAGGAAGGGTTGCGAAGTTGGCTAACCCCGCGCATGATTGTGAGTTCCCCCTTGTCATCCATAACCACCAAGTCCACGCGAGGGAGCATGTAGTTATATTCAAGGATGACCGATGTGTTGGGGACCAGCCCGGAGAGGACAACGAAGTTGCCGCCGATGGTATCAGCAACAATGGTGTCATCCAGATATTGGTATTCCACGGTGTAGCTATCGCCCTGCGCGGGCTCGGCCCCGGCGGGGGACCAATCAACTTTGCCCTGCGTTAGCTTGAAATCAGTAACCGGGATGAAGGTGTGGGGGGTGCCGGTTGCAGAAATAATACCGATGATTTGGACGACCGTGGTATGCGAAAGGGCATCGGCAGAGCTAAGGATACCGTGCGTGATAGTTTCGGTTTTGGACCGGGTTCCCGTGATTTGGGTGATGGACGCGATGGGGGCGTTGTTGGTTAGAATGTAGCCGGAGCCGCTGCCATCATCGGTGAATGTTTGAGGTTCAGAACCGGATGCCCGCGCATCAGCCACCTTGTCGATGGCCATGCCTGTGCCAGTTCGCCGCTCTAGTTTGTAGCCACGAACGTCCGCCGAGCCCTCGGAGATGTTGAGGTAGTATTTGCTGTTGGCATCCTTAACGAAGGTGACAAGCAAACCGCTGACAACGTAGTTGCCATTGGCCTCCCGGTCATAGCGGGCCATTAGGTCCAAGTATGGGTCGGCAACCGCCTTACCCGCCTTGATGATTAGCACGCCATGGTCCACCTCATAGATGGAGTAGAACTCCCAATCCGCACGAACATCTGAGTTGCCATCGTCCGACTTCCAGCCCCAATAAAATTCAATCTTTGCGCGGGCCGCACCGGGTTCACCATAGCCGCGAGCGCCCGCCGCCGGGTCCCGATAGGAAGGGTCATCCACCTCATCCAATTCGATGCGCTTGAGCCGGATGCCGACAAAAACCTTTTGATCGGTTGGGAAGGTTAGGTCCTCACCGGGGATGGAGTAAACTTGGCCCCGGAGGAATACCTTACCTTCGGTGAGCGTTGCGGTGCCGGTCAGGTCCCCATTTGGCAGGATTACACAATCGGCCCCGGAAACAATATCCCCGTCTTTGAACAAGGCGTTGGCGAGGTTGTCATGCCGCGCCCGGAAGTAGGTTTGCAACTCATTCAGTTCGGCGGATTGCAAACCACGGCCCGCACGGAAGATAAGTTCCTCAATGCGGTCATTAGGCAATGCGCGGTTGTAAGCGTCGGGGAAGCGGGTTGATGTCGTCATAGTCAATTAGAAGGTAAGGACGTAGGTGAACACTTCCCGGCTTAACGGGGTGCGCTGGATATTTTCAAAGTTTTCGGAGAGCAAAAGAATGCCGGGGGTGAGGACTTGCGCTAAGGGAAAGTAAAGCTGCCCAGCGGGGATACTCCCACCGCTTGCAACCGTGCCCCCCAGGAACACACCGGCTTCCCGGATGATCGCTGAGGATTCTGCATCCGTTGGGAAGGCTACCTCAACCATTAAAAAATTGGTAGGGGTCAAGGATAGGGAATAGGCAACCCCGCCAACCACAATCTCCCCTACCGAACTTGGGATGACAAACTGTTTGTTGAATATGGGGTGGCGACCAATCTCAGAGGTCAGGCCGGTGGCCGTTGGCAGGACGGGAGGGGGTTGGATGCGGTATGAGAAGGCAACCGAGGCCGCAGGGGCAATGGTCCCCGTCACAATGCGAATGAGAGCCCCATTGGGTTGGTCCACTGAGTAGTCAACATCCAGCACAAAAGTTGTTGCCCCGCTAGTGACTACAAATTGGTCAAGATGGGGGTGACCCACACTGATGCGCTCATCCACTCCGAAGGTGCCGGTGCCCGTTTGGGTGGTATCCCACGCGGTTAGGCCGGAGCCCCATGCAAGGAAGAGGTCGGCTTGTTGGACTGTGCTCGCAATGAAGGCACGCCCGGCATTGGAAAGTAGAACATTGCTCATGGTCGGAAGGTATCGTAAGGGTGTTGGTTGCGTAAAGGATAAAGAGCCGCTGCAACAAGTTGCAGTTTTATGTCAGCCAGTCTTTGGCTCGGGTATGCTTGGCGCTCCAAGTTGATCCCCCGAATAGCCGAACGGCTCGGTAAATAACATCCCGCCGCCAACGCTCGGTGTCTTGGACAACCATAGCATCAAGGAATAGGCGATCCACGGCTGCCCTATTGAACGAAGCGCCACAAAGGAAGGTGCCTTGTGTCGAGTAGCCGAAGTCATGGATAACAGCGGGGGCACCATAGTAGGGGTCGAAGGGAGGAAAGATGCTCCAAAAAATGCGGGGGACGCTGGCGAAGTCAGTGATATAGCCAACGGGCACCGTGATAAGCAAACCCCCTTCCGTTTGGTAATAGAAGGAGGCAAGCAGAACTGCGCAGCTTTTCTCTGGGTCGAGCCCACGGCTCTTGAGTTCGCTAACGGTTAGCCAGCGAACATCAAGGTCACCATAGAACCCCGGTTTCATACTTAGTTACTGCCGAATGAGTGCATCCTGTTGCAGCTTGGTGACCCACAACCCGGCATAGTAGTCACCAGCCCGAACGAGCAACCCCTTGAACTCCACAACCGTAACTTCGAAGGGAATCCTGTCAATGGTGGCGAGGGTAAGCACAAAGCCATCCGGTGCCCCTTTACGGAGAAGGTGTGAATAGAGGGCATCGAATTGCACCCTATCCCCCTCAGTAATTCCCACGGTAACATTAAGGTCGGAATCGGCAAACCCGGCATTAACCGCGTTGTCAAAGCCGGTCTGCATAAGGGGTGCTAAAACTTCGAGTGTCGGGAAAGCCCGCTCACGGAAAGTCTCTGGCCCACTTTGGCGGCTATGGACAACCTTGCAAAAGGTCAGGTCGAGGATTGCTGTGACAACGAACCCTTTACCCTGTGGTCCCTCGTAGACATCCGTGCGGATTGTGCAGTTGGTATCCAAGGGTGCCGAAGCAACCATGATCGGGGTTTCGAGGGCACTTGTAGCAATGAAAGCCGCGTCAACGGCTGCATTTATTTGTGTAATGTTCATAATATCTTAGAAAGCTAATCCCGCACCACCGTTGTAGAGTTTTGTTACCTCTGCGTCTGTAAGGCAACGGTTCCAGATTCCTACCTCATCCAGAGCACCATAAAGCCCATACTCCCCGTTGTATCCACCACCAAGGGCGAACATCTCCATAACTGGAGGGTAGGTTGTCCC